TTATATTAGTGAATATAAATGAAGCAATAGACTTTCTTAACTTTTGGATAGGAAAAGAAAAGGGCGCATATTATTCGCCAAGTGTAACAACTGCCATTATAAATTAATTAATAGGTTATCAATTTTCTTATCCCAAATAAGTTGCATATTTATATCTTCCGAATGTTTTGTTTGTCTGTCATACATATCCTGTACCCTGTCTTTTTCTACTATATTGCTGTTGTATATTTGTTCTACTACTGATTCATTTAATACAGGCTGTTGCTTTAATTCACTTATAAACCTTATTGCAAAAATATATGTAAGGTCAAAATGCCTTTGTTCGTGATTAAGTATATGGTCGTTTTTTATTTTTGATTTAACGAATGATTCTTCTTTGTCAAAGTTGCAAAATACTGTTACAGTTGAATACCCATCATAGATGTAACCTATTGATGTTACTGATTCTGCGGCTGTATTATCTGTTACATTCTTTACTTTAAAATCAGTCCACTTTAACCTTCCATAAGGTATTTCTTTATGGTTTGATTTTGGCGTATAGGAAACAGAAATGTCATCCATAAAAGCACAAAACAATAAAATGAATAGTATTTTCATTAAGCGTCTTTTTGTTTCTTTTTTCTATCGTATGCAATTCCTATGTGACTAAATGGAATCCTATAAGTGTTACTTTCAGGCGAATTGTTTTTCATGTAATTAGCCATGTTTGAAACGGCTTGGTCTGTTGAAGGTGCTTTTACTGTTTTACCTTCTTTGGTTACAATGCCTGAATACATACCGTACTGCGTATCTATTTTCTTTTTCCCTTTCTTTGGCTTACCATCCCCCGAAGCTGTACTTTGAATTTCGTGTGACATTTTATTTTTCGTTTAAAAGTTTATCAGCAACACCAACGTTATCCATTCTTACTTTTATGTTTTTATGTACCCCCTTTCTTGATGTCAACCCTTCATCTATAAACTTGCTTTTGTCTGTTGCTTTTGCGTATTCATCCATCATTTTTTGAGCATTTCCAAAACCTCCATTGTATGATGCCAACATGAAATAATCTTTAGCCTTGTCATCTAAATCAACCCCTTTTTCCTTTGCATACTGATTTATATTGTCCATTTCATATTTCATGAAGGCTGCCTTTGCCATTAGTGCATCTTCATTGGTTTTAAAAGCTGCGGTTGTTATTGGTTCATCCTTTTCATTGATGGTTTTGTAAAACTTCATTTGCTTGTCAAAACCTTCCGGCAAATACTTTTTTAACTGTTCCCACCTATCCCCAATGGTATCAACACCGTAATTTAAAAAACCGTCAACCGGATAATCTTCTAACTCACCTGCGTTGTCTAAATACCCTTGTGAAATATCATCAGGGCTTATAGCTGCCTTATTCATTCCTTCCTGCCATGCCGAAGAAAACAATAATCCAGGTTTTATACCCATCTTTGAAGCTACCCTTTTTGTGATATTTGTAGGCATTTCATTGTTGTCATATACCATTGGTGTTTTCCCGTATTTAACCATTTCCCCTGCCATGTCATAAGGTGCAGGCTTCTTTGTTTTCTTTGGCTTTTCACCCACTAAAGCTGTAATAGGGGCTTTTGTTGCCATGCCATCCGTTACGCCTGAATTATTCCCAAGTAACGATATAGCCCCCATTCCACTTTGTAAGCCCTGTATCATATTACAAATGATTTATACCTGCGTAATTAGATTGTGATTTAATTTCTGCAAATTGTGACACTTGTTGTTCTGATAAATTTATTCCTATGCTTGTCAATGATTTCAATAGTATTGGTATTATTTCTGAATCCCTCCATTCAAGTTGTGTCGAAGTCGCTGAATCATAAACAATTACCCTTCCACTTATCAATGTATAACCAAAAACCGGCTTAACAGGGCGTTTCAAATAAGTTGCAATCCCTGTATAACCGGCAGTAGGATATAGTCTGATAAAACGGGGTATGTCCATTTCCCCAATAGGGCTTGTGATTGTGACAGGGTCAATTTGTGAATTAAGCCGGTCTGCCCTTGCATCCTCATTTACCATTTCTACCCCTACATAAATAGTTCTGTTACTTACTGCGTATTCTATTTGAACGTCCAATAAATCAAGGTAATCTACATTAGAAGGGATAACTATATAACCGGAAATTGTTGTCGAAGGGGTGAAATTGTATTTTCTTTTGAACGGGGAAAGAATTTCTTTGATTAATTGCGAAGTAGCGTATTTGGGTTTTATATCGTTGTAAAAACTCATTTGCCCCCTATCTACTAATTCGATAAGTTCGCTTGGCGAATAATATGCGCCCTTTTCTTTTCCTATCCAAAAGTTAAGAAAGTCTATTGCTTCATTTATATTCACTAATATAATTTTAGTAAAAATAAAAAGAAATAGTGAATTTATTGAAAATATTTTAAATAGTGCCTAAAATGTGGCTTTTCTTTAAAATAATGAATGGTTTCCCGTTTATTTGGTAATGCTGTGGCTTGAATGGACTGTATAAAACCGTATCACCACTTTTCAATGATTTGTTCTTTTCAACGTACATCACCTTTGATTGCACCGTTCCTTTTACTTTTTTGTTTTGATTTTGAAGTACAATTATGCTTTTCGGGTATTCTTCAAGCATTACCCACCCATTTATCATTATTATCTCATTATCCCTTACAACTGCAAATATTTTTGATATGTCAGCTAAAAAGTATTCTTCACCATTGTATGTTACCATATTCCGGTATTCAAACTTATCTGTTTCTGCCTTATAAAGTATGTCATATATAACCTGATAGCTAAATATTGCTATATCCCCTACTTGAATATTTGACATTGATAAGTGTTTTTTATCCTCACTTATTTTCTTTGGCAACATAACAACTTCACCTCGAATTTCAACATAGTCGGCAGGGTCAATAGACGACCCGTTTTGCAATGACGACAATCTTTGTATATCGCTTACTTGTTTAATATACTTGTGTGGAATTTTAACTACCACCTTATCTGATACTGGCTGAAACATAGTGATTATTTTATAAATCTGACATTATTTTATCTATTTCTATTTTGTGTTTTTTGTACGTTTTTAGCCATTTAAAAATAGTTCCCGAACTAACCCCAATAATTCTACCAATTTGCTCGTTATTATATTTACCAGAATTGTGTAAATCGTAAACTTTTTTATAAACCTCCCTTTTGTACTTTCCGTTTGGTCTTTGCCATCCAAATGGCACTTTTATTAATTTATCTCTATACCCATCTTGCATATTTTGCAAATGAGTACCCCATTTTAAATTCTTGTAATGATTATCTGTTTTGATATTATTTAAGTGCATAACCTCCGCTTCGTAATCAGGTTTTTCATGGAAATGAAAAGCTACTATTCTATGTACAAGGTAAGTTTTGCAAAGCCCATCATGATAAAAAATAACACTACAATACCTATCTACATACGGTTTTAATATTTTTCCTGTTTTTACTGCAAGGTTTCCGTACTTACCTTTTACCATCTTGCCTAAACTTCTAACCCTGCCAAATGATGATACTTGATAAAGCCCTTCCCAACCTGCGATGTCTTTCCATATTTCTTCTTCCATAAAATAATAAAAGGCACTTCATATTGACGGATATAAAGCACCTTTTAAAGTGTAAAATAATCACACAATAACATCCCGTCAAATGGTATTGTGTGTTACACGAATGTACTTATTTTATTTTAAATTTAGCGTATCTTTTTTCATCTTTTAAAATCCTTTCTGAATAATACCAATTTGCCATACTGTCCATACAAAGTTGCAAATCAATTTCATAATTAGGATAAGATGCTATAAAATTACCTCTTAATGTTCCATCCCAAATAACAAATAAATTATATCCTGGAATTATAGACATACATATAGCATCGAATTTTGGCTGTGAAAGAACTACCCCTTTATTATGTGGGAACTCTTTTTGCAATATATAATACCTCAATAATCCTGTATCATCTGTTTCCCTAAAAGTTATAAATGGTGTTATGGATGCCATATATCTTGTTCCCTTAATGCTGAATTATAATTAACTACCGCCTTGTTGTTTGCGCTGAATCCTGACCTTTGTAAAGCAGGAAATGGATAACATAAATAAAATTCCCCATTGTCTTTGTGAACTGTATCAATATGATCTTTGTCAGATACATTCAGGAACTTATCATAATACCTTTCATGTACAATTATTAAGTGATTACCTACCCATTCATTTACTTTTACTAATGGTGGTTCATAAGCTATTCTGTTGTCAATTAAGTAGCTTCCCCCGATATAGACATCGAACTCTTTTGGCATATTATTTATGAAGTAATCCCATCCCCCTTTATCTGTAAAATAAACGTCCTGTTCAGCTATTACAACAAACGGTTTTCTATTTCCTTTAGCCCAACGAACAATCATTTTGTGGCTTGCATTAATGCTTTCCACCACGCTATTTTTGTTGCAAATCGCATCCCAAAAATGGTAATCAGTAATGCCTTGCGCTGCAAATTCATCTATCAGTCTTTGCTGATCTTCAGGTTGCCTCGAATCTAAAATTATATTGATTTCGGTATGTTCCAATAGCTTGTATTCCATGGATTGCCTTCGTGATTTGAATGTAATGGTTGAAAAAATGCGTTCCTATGATACGGTTCTAATATTTCAACTGCTTTAGGACTTCTCCATACAAAATCCTGATTGAAATTGTCACATACTAATACACCCCCTTTTTTACTTAAATAATCAATCGCCATTTGGCAACATTCTGTCCGGTAAGCATCGTCATTGATAATTATATCTACATCAAATCCTTTCATATCCAAATAAAATTCTGCTGCCCCATCACTATCATTGCATGGTCTAAATTCATATTGAACCATCCCGTTATTGGCATCTGAATACATTTTTGCTTTATTCATCCAATCCAAATTCCTTTCTACTACTATTAGCTTTTTGCATCTTTTAGCTAACCACGCATCACCTAACCCTGCGCCAAACATAATAATGTTTTTATCTGACCAATCTTGTGATTTAGCCCATGCAAGAAACGGATGGGTGAGCCA